AATAACATTAAACTTATTATCATAGAAATAAAGTTCATATTGTCTAGTGGTCGTGTTGGATGATCCACCATAGAAATTAAGGTCTCTGAGTCTAGCGGTACCAATTTTAGTTGAATAATATCCTGCGTTTGATGATGTAACAACATTAGCAGTATCAACACAATGTAGATCAACAATACCTTGGCCGGCAGTATCAAAGGTCCCTTGTAGATGATCCACAATAACATAATTACCGTAATTTACACGGATATTATAATCCGACCTACTTCTGGTGCTTCTTGCTCTTGGTAGATTAAGTAAAGTTGCTGCCTGGTTTTCACATTCAAAACCATAAACATATGCTTTACCAGGTGAAACAACAAGTGTAAAATTGTTTGCAGGATCGGTAATTCCTGAGTCAATACGAGTTTTAAATGGACGAACAATATAGTTGCCAGATTCATCATAAGTTCTACGAGCAAGAACTTCCTCAATCTCTGAATACATTGGAGTTGATTGTAGTTTAGTGATGATACCGTTATTAAGGCGTGCAACCTCAATCCACTTTTCATCATCAACACTGTCTAAACTTCTATTAGCAAGATTTAGACTAACCTGGTAACGAGTGGCACCTGGTGCCTGATAGTTGGATGATTCCTGTGCAGGATCAAGTAGTGATGCATCATTATATTCTGTTAGAATGTCATCAACAACTTCAAGACCTACTTTAGAATTAGCTAAACGATTGTGTTTAGAAACAACAACAGATTGTTTAGGAACTTTAATAAAAAATCCTTGCATAAAATAAATGGAATCGTAAATGAACGCAATGGAACCATTTGACGACATATTGGCATTGGATGATAGATTAGCATAATGGCCGCCGGTTGTTGTTATAATAGTGGCGCCGTTACTAAACTCTGAACCTGTAATATACTTAACATGAAGGCAAGCTGGTGAACCATTAACGGATGGTGAGGTCTGAATGACTCTAGCTTGAATATCTGTATTTCCTGAAGAATAGGTAATTGTTTTATCTTTAAAGGATGCAATATCAACATCAGAATTGGCATATTGAATATCAACATTTAATGTAGTGATGTCAGAAATATCAAGTTTTCCACCAATAACAGATGATCCATTAACAAACACATGACGACCAAATCTTTCAATCTGGTTTTGTAAAATAGTCTGTAACTGAGTTAATTCACGGGCCTGTACCGCATAACCTGGACGAAATAAAACACGATAAAAGTTTTTGGATTCGTCGAAATCATCATAATATGGAGCAACTTTAGATGCTGCTGGTACGATTAGTGTGTTTACGACATTAGCACTTGCCATTAATTTTTCCTTTAAAACTTAATAATGATTTTGAAGTCCTCAGTTTGTGCCCGACTTCTTATGATTGGAGTGATGTTATTGATATATAGTAATCTACCTGAATAAGGTTCTAAATCCGGATAATTAATGGAAGAAACGAAACGAGTAGCAATACTATTAGCACCAACAATACCTTCAATTGCTGGACTACCAAATGTATTGTTTAGTTTAATTATGCCAGTATTTTTATTCCACTCAACAACTTTTCCTTTAAAAGTTGCTTCTGCCAGACTTCTACCTTGATAAATCCATTCATCTTTAACAAACTCGCCACTGGTGCCTACAAGTGTTAGGTCTGTCGTCTGTGTAATAATCAGGTTAGCGGAAACATTTGTATTACTATTATAAACATATGGATCAGAAATTAAAGCAACCTGTCTAAACTCATTACCAACAGGGAAAAAACCACTCTCAATGTTCTGAAATCTAGGATTTAGTAAAAGATAATGGCCGCCTAGTTCATATAGTGGATTAGAACCATGTCCGCCCTTTGGTGAAATAATTGATCTTGCGGTAGCATTTGATCCGGCGCCGCCTGTAATTGTTACTGTTGCTTCTCTATAACCAGAACCAATACTCGTCATAACAATTGAATTTACGGTATTTGACTGTGTATTGATCGTAGCAATAGCAGCAGCACCTACACCATCACCTGTAACGGTTACAACTAGATTAGATACATTCTTATATCCGGCGCCGCCATTGGTAACAACAATCTTATGAATAGCACCGTCTACGGCAGCCCGTTGGACATCCCATTGTCTTGATCCATTATCCTCGGTTAGAGTTTTAACAGGAATAAAAGATGATGTTGTAAATCTCTGCTTCTCAAACTCGCTTACGGTATACATATATTTCCAAATGTATCCGTCTGCGGTCTGAATAGTATTATTAGTTGAGACTGTTAGAGGCTCAAAAACCGAATTAGCACCATTGTTATTACTGATACACTTATAGACATTATACTCAGAATTAATAATATAATACTTAATACCAAGATTATACAGATTTTGATCTACCTGATCATATTGGGTATAGACTGTATTAGCGGACCAGTTATGTCTCTCAATAACATGTCTTATGTCGAGATCGGTTAATTTCTTAGCACCAATCATTCCTTTCCAAAAAGAATAAATTGTGGAAACAGAACCATTAGCAACATCTGGTGTTGGTTCATTTCGCCAAGCATCATTCTTACCAAAAGCAAAGTAAATCTTAGTATTTGGTGCCGGTTCAGAAACGGACTCTCTAAATTGTTCTGCTGAAAGGATTTTCAGATCAATGGTGCTAGTAGAATACATTTTTACCCTTTATAATAATTTATGGTATTTATAACAATTTTATACAACATCTTCTATTTCTTCAATATTCGTAATAATTGTAGCATAAGCATTGGCGAGGCCATTACCGCTGCCAGTTAAATCAATTGATGGTGCTGTAATGTAACCATCACCTCTATTAAGGATAGTAATTTTCTGAATACCGCCGATACTAGAATTGGAGATTGCCAAGATTTCACCGTCGCCAAGTGTAGCACGAGGAGTAATTATAGCACCTGTACCATTTGCTGAGGTAATAGTTGCTGTTGGTAGATTGTTCTGATCCCAACCAGCACCACCTCTATGTTCTCCAGCAGTATTTCCAAAATAAACGGCAATAATAGCACCATTGGCATTAACACTAGAAATATAAGCATTGGTGCCATAACCATAACTACCAACTTTATTTGTTAGTGTAATAACATCACCATTAGCATAACCGCGACCGGCGGCATCAATTTCTAATCTACCAAAGATACCAAGTGATCTAACATATGTATTAGAATTGATGTCTAGTGAAGGAATTAGATTTGTTGTATTGCCTGCCGATAGAACGGCGATAACGGTTGCCGGGCCAGTATTAGAATAAGTTGTTGTTGGTATAACATTCCGGAATGCCGTATTAGCTGGATCGGATACTGCTGAATTGGCATTAGCATAAGTTGTATTATTAATTGGCGTATTTGCCTCAACATTAATTGTTGTGAAATACATTGGATAAGAATTAGGATGGTAAGATCCCGTTCTATTAACCTGTGATACTCTGGCAATAGCATCTGTATTAGCAAATGTAATATAATCATTAACCTGGAATCCAGCACCGGAGAATGTTACAGTAATGTTATTAACATTTCCAGAAATAACCTGTGAGACTATGGCAATGCCATTAGCACCAGTATTACTCACGATAACAGCAGGATCACCAATCTTATATAAGGCACCAGCAGTTGTTACATAGATGTTATCAAGAACACCAACGGCCTGTGAATAAGTAATAATAGAAGCATCATAAACAGTTGTATCGGAACTCTCAATCTCTCCACTATCTTCATAAAGGTATTCACCAAATATTTTAGTACCAGAAGGATGAACCGTATCATTAACCTGCTTGATGTAATTATCAATTGATTCTTTTGATTTAACAACATAAGAGAAGTTTTGATAGTAGTCTTTATTTTGTAGATAATTAGATGAACTGACCTGTCCATCATCATTAAGGTATCTACCAGGATAAGAATAAGCACCTTCAATAATTGTGGCGGATGCCTGTGCTGTTCCATCACCAATGTTTGATAGGTCTAGTGTAGGTGCTGTAACATAACCATCACCTCTATTAAGAATTGATAGTTCCTCAATAGCACCAATAGATGAATTAGAAACAAGTAATTCTTCACCGTCACCTAGAATACACTTAATAACTACATTAGCACCAAATCCATAAGTGGTATTAATATCTGCTACTGGGAGATAATCCATCTCCCAACCTTCACCACCTGGTTTCTCGGAAGAACCGTAATACTCAAATCTTACTTGTGTAATAGCACCTGTTATATCAACATTAGTTACATTGGCCCGGCCGCCATATCCATATCCACCAGGAACATTCTTAAAGACAATCTTATCATTTGCTTGATAAAGTTCACCACCATCAATAACTTCTATTCTACCAATAGTTCCTAGGTTATTAATTCTGGTGTTTGCTTTGATGTTTGGTGAAATTGGCGGTAGATAATCACGACCAGGTTCTACAACATAAATGCTGAGTGCTGGTCCTGTATTAGAGTAAGCAAAGAACGACATAAGGTTCTTAATCGCCACATTAGCAGGATCACCAATGCTTGAAGAAAGGTTGGCATATCTAGAGTTACCAATTACTGTATTGGCCTCAAAGTCAATTGTGGTACCGACTACATTATAAGTATTAGGATGAACTGTTCCATTTGATAGAACAGCAATAACTTTAGCATTAGCATTTGATCCTGTAGATGAAGCAAATGTAATGTAATCATTTACTTGGAAACCAGCACCACTATAGATAACAACAACTGATTTGATGTTACCAGCAGAAACTTTACTAATAACAACATTGGCATTGGCACCGGTATTACTAGTAACAGTAACAATGTCGCCAATGTTATAACGAGAACCTGAATTAGTAATTCTTACCGTATTAAGGGCACCATTAAATAATTCGGCAGAAATGTATTTTGATTGACCTTCTTCAGTAAAGAATGTGAAAATCTGTTCGCCATTTCTAAAGTCACCTTTCTTAGACGAAATAACCAATTCATCAACTAGTGTGGTGCTTTCATAGAAACGATTTACTTTTTCAATGACCGCAGTGGCATTTGATGTTCTACCACGAACAAGTGTGTTCTTAAACTTTTCTAAAGCCTCATAAAGAGAGTTTGAGGAATTACTAATTTGTGTATTTTTAATTCTAAGAGTTTTCTCAACATACCATTTACCATCAGAGGCACGAAGAACATCATTCTTAGGATAATAAACCTCGGCGTCTCTTTCAGCAGTAAAGAATCCGGCATTAGCAACGAAACGACTTGGCCATTGAATAACACCACTTCTAACTGTAGCAATTGCTTCGGCTGTTCCATCACCCTGATTTGTTAGATCAATTGTTGGTACTGTTAGATAATTTTCACCAGGATTAACAATAGTAAATTGCTCAATAGCACCAATTAGAGTATTGGAAATTTGTAGAACTTCACCATCGGCGAGAGTTGTTCTTAGAATAATGTTGGCACCATTACCTGTTGAAGAATCAACTGACAATGTTGGATAATAACCTGTGGCCCAACCAGCACCACCCGTATGCTCACCAGCAACAGGAACAAACTTAACCTCTGTGATCATACCATTAGCAGCAGTCGAGGTTACATTGGCATTAGCAGTAAATCCATAACCACCTAGAACATTGATAAAGCGAACGATATCGCCAACCGCATAGTTAAGACCACCATCAATGATTTCCATTCTGGCAGCAATACCTAATGCTCTAGCAATCGTATTAGATGAAATATCTACGGTTGGTAACTCAACATATTGGGAACCACCATTAGCAACATAAACGATTTCCACCGGGCCGACATTAGAGTAAGCAAATGTCTTAGCAACATTAATTAATGCTGTATTGGCCGGATCGGTAATTGTTGATGAAAGATTGGAATACTTAGTATTGGATATTCTGGTATTTGCTTCTTCATTAATACGCGAAGAAATCATCATATAAGAATTTGGATGATACTTATTATCAGCACTAACCATAAAAACATACGCATTAGCACCCAATCCACTACCACTTGTAAATGATAGAAAATCACCAGTCTTAAAACCAGCACCAGAGAATGTTACAACAATGTTATTGACATTACCTACCGTGACTTTACTGATGTAGGCATTAGCATTTGATCCAGAAGGACTCTGTATATTTACAAAGGTATTAACTCTATAACCTGATCCACGAAATCTTTCATTAACAACAATGGACTCAACTTCACCGGTAAATAATGTTGACTCAATTCTTTGATAAGACCCATTTTCTCTATAGAAAGCAACAACATTCTCACCAGGATCAAATCGTCCATTAACTGATACAACAATTAACTCATTGACCTTTACACCATTATCAAAGTAAGATTTTACAGATTGAACGTTAGCAGATGCTTCTGAATCAATACCCCTAATAGTCTTACCAACATAAGTTGATAATGCCAAACTATTAGCAACATTATTATAATAAACACCTTTAACTCTGATAATATTAGTATTCTGAGAGGTTGGAATGAAAATCTTAGGTGTAATAATATTAAGAAGAAAACGTAAAGACTTTTCGGACCCTCTAGAACGATAAAAGTCTTTTACTGCCTTAAGAATAATCTTTTTATCGGCAATAATGTCTTTAGGAATTAGTTTTAGATAGTTGTCGTATAACTTTTTCTCAAACTGAGCATTGGCTAAATCAATGTTAAGATTATCATTAAAAATCTTCGCCTGATTTGTAGCGCCTGTTTCTTGCTCCATAAACTCATAATATTTTTCCAGAAATGTAACAAATTGAGGATGATCGTTTCTTACAAACTCTGGAAGTTGCGAAGATACAAGTAATGAGGTTCTATTATTTGAAATCATTATGTTTCTTTAACTAGTTCTATGATGATGCTCTTGGCGTCGTTAGGATCGATAGTAAGAATACGGTTTCTTAATGGTGTAATAATTTCATCCTCTGGAACAGCATTAATTGTTACGACATTGTTAGCATAAGTTGTATTAGGAATAACATTAATTGCTGAGAATGACTCAAGGTAAATCTTACCATTTATATAGTCAATCATTCCGATGTTACCATTAACGATGACTTTCTCGCCTGAATCTTTATAATAATAAGTTCTTAAATTACCAAAACTTGTATCAACGGTTGCTGTGGCAGAAGCACCAGAACCACCGCCGCCAGTAATAGCAACTGTAGCTTGAGTATATTCATAACCTCTATTGGTTATTTCAGCACCGATAACTCTACCATTAACAACTTTGGCAACTGCTGTGGCGCCTTGGCCATCGCCTGTAATTGTTACTATTGGTGTTGCTGTATAATCAGAACCGGCATTGGTTATTTCAATTGCAGCAATACCACTAAATGACTGTGGAGTTTCTTCTATAAGAACTTTGCGCTGAATTTCATTACTATCGAGAACAGTCATTTCAGGGAATGAATATAGTTTGTCCCTTAATCCACCTTTTGTTAGCGGCGCATTAAATTTAATATCATAATTTAGAGTTTCGTTAGGAAAGATATCAACTTGCTTTTGTAGGAATGCAGTAATGTCGGATCCTGTAATGGAAGGATCGGCACTATCAATATAATACTGTAATCGTGACATTCTGAATGTTGACTTAAAGGTGTTTAATTCATTTTCAGAGTAACTAATAATAGCTTGTCTAATGATCTGTAACAGTTGATCTTCTGTTTTTGTAGAGATATTGACATTATAGGTTATTCGGCCTCTGAGTAGAACATAAACATAATCCGGTTCTACGATTTCAGGAATAACAGTAATAACATTTCTTGACTTGATAAGATCATTTTTAATCTGATCCTGTTCAATTTGTGTTAAAGCATAATATCCCTTTGTCTTAATTGACATAAAGACTTTGCCATAAACTACAGGATCATTTTCTTCACCACCCCAAACAGAAACGGCCTCAATATTGTTATAATCTCTAACCACCAGTGATTCATAATCGTTTTTGGTTACGGCGCGATTCTGTGCAGTATAAGCATATGGCGCACGGAATCTAATCTGTTCCAAGGTTTCTTTATCAGTACCACCATAAGATGTCTGAACTGTATTGACAATAATAGTACCTGATGAAATTCCTCTAATACTATCTGTAAAATTAAATTGAGAAATATTATTAGCAATAGAACCAACCGTATCAAGGTAGGTTGCAATAACAATACTATCATTAGAAGGTTTTTGACCTAGAACATTGTCACCAAACTGAATTGTATAATTGAGTCTATCATTTTCTTCTAAGAAGTAGACTTTAGAGTTGGCTTTTACCTCTGTTAAATCTTCTGCAAGAAAATATTCAGTCGTTTTTGTATTAGATGCGGATTCCTGAACAGTGACAACAAGAGTAGTCACATCAACATTTGCTGACGGAATCTCAAAACGCCTTGAGGTATTTTCTGGTGTCATAATATACTGGCGTGTAATGACCTCACCTTGTTTAATAAAAACATTAGGTAGAACGAATGTACCATTGGCAAGATATGCGGTGTTGGCATTTATTGTAACAAAAGGATAATTAATTCCATCTTTATCACGACCGAGCAGAGTGCTATATTTATTAACGGTGATTGCGGTTGTATTTGAGTCTAATACACCTGGTGTTACAACAATATTAACTTTTGAGAGAGATCCCTGGGCGCTCATCGGAACATAATTAATTGTCTTTGCAAGGGAAAGAATATTCTTTCTGACCTGTGCAGTATCAAGGAATGACTCATTAGCTGCCATATTGAGATAGAAACCATTGTAGTATGTGTTATATGCTAATAGGTCTAGCAATACAGACATACCTGAACCATCAAAATCATAATCAGTAAATTCAGACTGTGATTTTAGAAAGGTTTTTAGGTTGTTTTTAATTGTGGTAAAGTCAATTCCTGTAACTTGTAGAGCCGTATTTGAGGAGGCCATCTATTATCTAATCCTCTCTAAAAATAGTGTTGTAACAACTGGCAATTCTCTATTCAGAATAATATATTCTAAAGTTATATTATACCCATTATTTTCCGAATCATCTCTTACTTTGACATCTTGTAATCTAATTCTTGGTTCGTGGTTCACCAATAAATCAATAATAGAATCTTTAATATAGACTGATGTTAGTGGTGTTGTTAATTCAAATAATAAACCTCGGACATTAGAACCCAACATAGGATTAAAAGGTCTTTCATAAAAGTTAGTCATAACAAGATTACGAACCGACCTTTTGATGGCATCGGCGCCAACTTTCTTAACAACATCTTTAGTTGTTGGATGCTTGAAGAAATCTAGATCAAGGTCTTTATAATCTGGTTGACGATTAACGTATGGGTCTGCCATTTTAGATCCTGTAAATTACTTCCTTTATTTAGTCTAGGCATATTTCGTAATTTCATTAGTCAAATCAGGTTCTTCCTGAGGCATATCTGCCTTGGCACCAGCAATTCTCTCAAAGATAGCCTGTGCTATTTCCAAAGCAGGCATAGGCATTGCCAAGCCGCCAGCAAGGTTAACTTTTGATCCATCAACATTTGTAGCAGCCTGGCCTTTAACATGAACTGTAGCAGCTGTAACATGTGCAGCAGATTGACCTACAAGTCCGGCAGTTTGTCCTTCTAACTTAGCTGATTGTTGTGCTTTAAGACCTATATTTTGTTTAGCATTAGCATTAATACTACCATTTAATGAA